TGATAGTCAGGGACGTGTTGTCCGCACTTGGGCGGATATTCTCAATCAAGCCAATCTCGGATTTGAAGTTATGCACGAGCGAAACGCCCATAACTTCCCCTTGGACCTTGCTTCTGTTGAGGCAACTCCGGTCGCTCTATCCGCCCCGACCGTAGGCTAATCTCCCGTCCGTTCATCCCCACAAGGGACGCATGAAGTTTGATCATGGAACGGGGGTCAAACACTTGGAGATTATCATGACTACTCAAGTCACTTACAAGTATCGCGGCGTTTCTTACACTAAAGTGGTAGTCCGTTAAAGCGGCATTGGGAGGTGCAAACCCTCCCTTACCTATTGGCGTTGGCCTCTACGGAGATACCCTTCGCCGTCTAGACGGTGGGATAGACCACAAAATATCGCTACAAAATTTTCCAAACGTTTGGGAGCAAGTCTATTTAATTTCTTACTCCTTTAAAAATGGCACATCAAAATAGTAATGAGCCTCTTGCTGATCTTACTCAGCTAGGCCAATCTAACCTGACGGGTGATACCCGTGCCCTGTACCTCAAGCTGTTTAGCGGCGAGATGTTCAAGGGTTTCCAGAACAACACGATTGCTCGTGATCTGGTTATGAAGCGGACTCTCCGTAATGGTAAGTCCCTGCAATTCATCTACACCGGTCGTACGACTTCCGAGTTCCATACCCCTGGCAACAGCATTCTGGGTAACTCGGATGGTGCACCTCCGGTGGCTGAGAAGACCATCACCATTGACGACCTGCTGATCAGCTCGGCTTTCGTCTATGAGCTTGATGAAATTCTTGCTCACTACGATCTGCGTAGCGAGATCTCCCGTAAGATCGGCTATGCTCTCGCTGAGAAGTATGACCGTCTGATCTTCCGTGCTATCGCTCGCGGTGCACGTAAGGCTTCGCCTGTGTCTGCCACTGGCTTCGTTGAGCCTGGCGGTACTCAGATCCGTGTTGGTTCTTCTGCCAACGAATCTGACGCTTACTCCTCCGCTGCTCTGGTGTCTGCTTTCTATGACGCCGCTGCTGCAATGGATGAGAAGGGTGTGTCTGGTGATGGCCGTGTTGCCGTCCTGAACCCACGTCAGTACTATGAACTGATCCAAGCTGTTGGCACCAATGGTCTGGTCAACCGTGACGTTCAAGGTACCGCACTGCAAAATGGTCAAGGTATCATTGAAATCGCCGGTATCAAGATCTACAAGTCCATGAACATTCCGTTCCTGGGTAAGTATGGTACCAAGTACGGCGGCACCACTGGTGTGACCGATCCTGGTAAAACTGGTTCTTTCGTTGCTGAAGCTCTTGAGGATGCTTCGACTGCCCAGACTGGTATCAACAACGACTACGGTACTGCTGCTGAATTCGGCGCAGTGTCTGCTGGTCTGATCTTCCAGCGTGAAGCTGCTGGTGCTGTTGAAGCTATTGGTCCTCAGGTCCAAGTCACTTCTGGCGATACCTCCATCATCTACCAAGGTGATGTGATCGTTGGTCGTCTGGCTATGGGTGCTGATTACCTGAACCCTGCTGCAGCTGTTGAGCTGTACGTGGGTGCTACTGCACCTTCTGAATTCTGATCTTAATCAATACTGGGGAGCTTCGGCTCCCCTTTTTTTTATCTTTGTGATAGGTAACTATGCCCTTTCCTACTTATGCTGTGTCCACCGAACTGGATGCTGTAAATCAAATACTTAGCTCAGTGGGACAGGCTCCTGTCACCACACTAGATCTTCAGAATCCTGAAGTGTCTATTGTACTCAACACTCTCCGGGAAATCAACAAACAAGTTCAAGCTGAAGGTTGGATCTTTAACACTGAACGTAGTTATGAGTTAACTCCCGATAGTGTTACAAATCAAATTGCTTATCCATCCAACATGCTTCAAATTGATACTAATGTTGAAGCACATAAAAACAAGTATGATGTAGTCCGTAGAAGCGGTAAGCTGTATGATCGCCTGAATCATACTTATACTTTTACTGATAACATCAAAGCAGATGTAGTCTGGTTCTTTGATTTCACTGATGTACCGCCTGCTATTCAAGCTTACATTACTGCCCGAGCAGCACGTATGTGTTGTGTGAAGATGGTTGGTGATCGTGAGCTACAAGCACTACTCCAAGAACAAGAGATGATGACCCGAGCTGCAGCTATCGAATATGATTGTCAGCAAGGTGACTATTCTATGTTTGGTTTCAGTGATGGTCACAATTATTACAATAGCTATCAACCTTTCCAAGCATTGATGAGATGAGCACTATTACCCAACGGATACCAAACTTTTTGCTTGGCATTTCGCAACAACCCGACAACCGTAAATTTCCGGGACAACTTAAAGATGCTGTAAATGCATACCCTAACTATGCTCTTGGCTTACTTAAGCGTCCTGGTGGTCAGTATGTAACTGAACTTGACGGAGCTAGTTCTTCAGGCAAATGGTTTTCTATCCTGAGGGATGCTCAAGAAAAATATGTCGCACAGTATGATGACAACACTTTCCGTGTTTGGAGTTTGCTTGACGGCAGTCCGAGAGCAGTGGACATGGGTAGCAATACTGGTGTTCCTGGTACTTGTACGTTAGCTGACCTTAAGTCTACTCTTGCCACTTATAATACTGCTGTAGCTGATACTGCTACCAAGCTTGGACTGCTTAATGCTGCACAAGCTGACTACGCTGAGAAACTGGCTGGTCAAGATGCAACAACTGAATCGTTGTTTAAAGTCAATTACAACTACCCATACGGTCAACTTGATCAATACCTAACCTCTGGTATTCTTAAGAATGCTGCTGGCATCTACACGGTTAAGAATGCTGACGCTGTTATTAGTGTTAGTGCTACACTTCCTGCAGGCTATGCTCTTGGTACTGAGTTAACTGATGAGCATCCATTACTTGCTTCTGAAGGTTATCGTGTCTACCAAGCTATTCTGACTGTTGCTGCTACTAGCAATGCTGGTGAACTGGCTACTGCTTTGGCTGCAATGAATACTGCACAAACCAACTACGACAATGCAGTAACCGCAGAAGCAACAGCTAAAGCTGCTTATGATGCTGAGGTTACCGACTGTGTTATCTCTGCTACACCGTCTAACGGTTATCTCTACGGAGCTACCGCTGATGACATTGAACTCCTAACTCTTAATGACTACACCTTTGTTCTTAATAAAGCAAAGACTGTAGCGTTGACTGCTGACACCAGTGCTGCTAAACCGAACGAAGCTTTTGTCGTTGTTAAAGTTATTGGTCAAGGTCATTACAAGATCTTTTTAGATGGCGTACAAAGGGCTAGTGTAAATGGACCAAGCGATGCTGATGGGCTTGTAGCATCATTTAAAACAGCTATCAACGGTCAAACTTTTGGTTCTACTACCTTTACTGCAGAAACAGTTGGTCCTGGTCTTTACATCAGTGCTAATGCTGCTTTCACTATTTCAGTTGTAGGCGGTCCATCAGAAGAGGCTCTGTTTGTCTTCCAAGAAACTACCCCTACTGTTGCTGACCTTCCTATTCAATGTAAGGATGGGTATGTAGTTAAAGTTGTTAACAGCACTGACATTGACGTTGATGATATGTACGTCAAGTTTGTAGCAGACTCTAGTGCTACTTACGGTACTGGTGTGTGGGAAGAAACGCTTGCTCCTGAAATTCAATACAAGTTTGATCCACTGACTATGCCACACCAACTGGTGAGGAATGCAGATGGATCATTTACGTACGGTCCTGTTACTTGGGAAGATCGTTTAGTTGGTGATTTAGAAACTAATCCTAATCCTAGCTTTGTTGGTCAAAAGATTAACAACTTGTTCTTCTATCGTAACCGACTTGGTTTCCTTTCTAACGAAGCTGTAGTTCTTAGTCGCGCTGGTGATTACTTTAATTTCTGGGTGACGACAGCTTTGACTGTTACCGACGATGATCCGATTGACATTACTGCGTCTTCGGTTCGACCGGTTAACCACCGTTATGTCCGTCCTACCAGTGTTGGTCTTGT